TGTACGAACGCAAGTGACAATATGCCTTGCGTAAACTGCTACTACTTTGAGAAGGGCTTGCCTACTTGCCGTTGCCCAAAAGATAAGGCCGTATATGTCATTGGAGATAATGACCTTGCCCTAATGAAAAAACTGGCGGCGGCTGGTAATGACCACGGGAAATTCCTGCGGATGATTACCGTCACGGTAGATATTACCGCTCCGCTCTACTGGTGGAAAGAGTTTGATACCTACAAGGTGGGAACCGTTGCAAACTCCTGTTCTACCATGCACAAAATCCAGGCGAAGGAGTTTACCCTGGATGACTTTTCTCATGAACATCTATGGAGTACCGCCCGTATGCAACTGGAAGCCACTATCAAGGTTTTGAACAACTTCCGGGACGCTTTCAATCATCCAGGAGCAGAAAGAGATTACAAAAAGCACTGCTGGTGGCAGATGATACAACTGCTTCCGTCCTCCTACAATCAGAAACGCACGGTGCAGATGAACTATGCAGTTCTCAAGAACTTCTACCACTCCCGCAGAAATCACAAGCTGGACGAGTGGCACGTTGTTTGTGACTGGGTGGAGAAACTGCCATACAGTGAACTGATTACACAGTAAAGGAGTGCGGGGATGATGGACTACACCAGAATACCAGACAAATTGAAAAATCTCAAGCAGTGGGTGTGTACCTGGAATGGTTCCAAAATCCCCATGAAAGCCTTTCAGAAGAAAGCCGCTTCTTCTACCGCCCCTGACACTTGGGGAACCTTTGAGCAGGCGCAGGCGGCGGTAGAGGATGGGCTTTATGACCAGATAGGCTTTATATTCGCTGATAATGGACTGGTAGGCATTGATATTGACGTAGGGTTTGAGGATGGGCTTATGACCCCTCTCTGTGCGGACATTATGAAGGTTTGCCACTCCTATACGGAGAAGTCCAGAAGCGGACGTGGGGTTCATATCCTGCTGCACGGGGACTTACCGTTCAAGGGCAAGAACAACCTTAAAGGGGTGGAAATCTACAAAGCCCGCAGGTTCTTCATCATGACAGGCCGGGTACTTATCTTCCCTGAAATTGTAGAGAACCAGGAAGCCATTGATTACGTGGTAGAGAAATACTTCCCGGTCACAGAAAAGACAGGAAGCAAAGCGGCGCAGGTGCAGAAAATCTATTCCCCGGTCTTTCGGAAGCCCGAAGCGGGCAAGGTCTTTGTCAGACCTGACTACCCAGAAATCGTGTCTGGGGGCAGAAACCTGTCACTCACTTCTCTGGCGGGAGCAATGCACAATACTGGATATAGTAAGCAGCAGATTTTTACCGAACTCTGTTATGTAAACCAGACACGGTGCAAACCCCCTCTCCCTATGCGGGAGATTGAAACTATCTGTGACAGCGTAACACGATATAGGAGGTAAATAGTATGGCGCAGACATTATATCTCCTGGATGGTAGCACAGAAATTGTGTTTGGCAACCCGGAGGAAACATTGCAGAGAGTTATCCGGGAACGTCTGGGACGGGACTGTGAGGAATTATTCACGGAACTTCTTGAGGAAGCCCGTCACCCGCTGGGCGGCGGTGATGACTTTGAGAAGATTGCGGACGGGTATCTGTCTGCACTGAACAGCACAATGGAGGAGATTTCCAGTGTACTGAAAGAGTTTGACAAGGCCAGACTGGATAGAGCGAAGGTTCACAGAAGCCTGAAAAATATCTGGAATGACTTGTATAAAAATCTGTGAGAAAGGAGGGTTTCACAATGGTAGAGAAATTTATTACTGGACTCTGTTACATGGGCGGTGGGTTGCTGGCCTTGACCATTGTGGGACTGGCAACCTGGTTTGCCTGCTGGGTATGGATTAAAGCCTCCTCCCGTTTTAGAGGGATATGCAAGGCCGAAAGCCTTATCTATGAGTACAAGAACAACCGGGACGATTTCATGTACTGGAAGTACATGATTAAGAAGGGTGGCGAAAAAGCTATCCTGGCAGAACGGGACGCTGCTGTGGCTGAACTTGAGAGAATACAGGAATTTACTGAAACTGACTTCCTGAATTACCTCAACAATACCATTCACCCAGAATGTGGGTATTCTTACTATACGGCCTTATTCGACCTACTGTGCGAGGTTACGAATTGGCAATACAAAGAGTGGCAGAAGGAGGATTGACTATGTTTGACGATTTGAAACCTTGTCCGTTTTGTGGTAGTAAAGCCCGGATTGAGGAATATGCTATGGGACATAAAGGCAACGGAACTTTCACAGCTTCCTATAAATGCAGCTGTGATAACTGCAAAATCTATTTTGCACACAATTCCGAATTTACCCTTGAGCATGGTCAACCGAAGTTCATTCACAATGGTTACGACATTGTAAGGGAACTGTGGAACAGGAGGACGGACAATGACTGATGAACTGTTTCAACTTTCCAATGGGCGCTACATTGCGTCAGAGGAATTAAGCAAGAAAATGTACTATATCAAGTCCGTTCACCCGGAACTTCCCTATCAAGAGAACTCCACGGGCTATTCCTGGGATGAAGCTGGTATGGCTGACCTGTTCAGTGAGTGCTACCAGAATGACACACGGTTCTGCCCGGAAGCAAAGTCCTGGTACACCTATGACAGTGGGAAGTGGCAAAAAGACGTTGGTTCCCTGCTGGTGGCTGCAAAAATTAAGGAGTTCGTGCGGCTGATGGCGCTCTACTGCGGTGAAATCCAAGACGAGGAAAAACGAAAACAGTACATGGCCTTTGTCGCAAAGATGGGTGACCGCCGTTTCCGTGACCGCCTGATGAAAGACGCTGCGGACAGTATGAGGATTGAAGCGGAGAAGTTTGACACGCACCCCTTCCTTATCAACTGCAAGAACGGAACCTATGACCTGGAAAGCATGACCTTCCGGGAACACAACTGGGAAGATTTCTTGACCATGCAGACAAACTTTGAGTACAGTATGCAGGAAGTTCACTGCGAACGGTGGGAAAAGTTTATTGCAGAAGTCACGCAGGATGACAAGGACAAGGCTGATTATCTGCAACGTGCGCTGGGTTATTCTATCCTGGGAACCAGTAAAGAGGAATGTATGTTCATTCTGCATGGCAAGACTACCCGGAACGGAAAGTCTACCATGCTGGACGCTATTCAACACCTGCTGGGTGATTACTCTACGGTTGCGCCCGTGGAACTTATCTGTAAGGCAGAACGGACAAAGAACGCAGAAGCGCCCAGTTCGGTATTGGCAAAACTGAAAGGCCGCAGGTTCGTAACCATGAGCGAGTCCGACACGGCGGGTAAGCTGGATGAAGCGACCATTAAGCAGTACACTGGCGGTGAGGATATTACCGCCCGTGAACTGTATCAGGCCGCAATTACATTCAAGCCGCAGTTTACAATGTGGCTGTCCTGTAATGACCTGCCCGCCGTGAAGGACAAGAGCCTGTTTGCTTCTGACCGTGTGCGGGTGATTGAGTTCAACCGTCACTTTACGGACGCAGAACAGGACAAGGGGTTGAAGGATTACTTTGAGTCCCCCGAAGCTATGAAGGGTATCTTTACATGGCTGGTTGCCGGGTACTTCAAGTATCGGCGGTTCGGCCTGGTCATGACCGACAAAATGAGAGCCGTGGTCAGGCAGTATGAGAAGGACAATGACCTGATATTGCAATACCTTGAGGAGAAATGTGAGCGGATTGCAGAAGGTTACACGAAAGCCAAAACGCTCTACGATACCTACAAAATCTGGTGTAAGAGCAATGGCTATTATGTATGCAGCATGAAGAAGTTCAACGCAGAACTGACAATGCACCCGGAGTGGTATCATGATAAGTCCGTTATAAACGGCGTAACTGTCTATCACGGGCTGGGTGTTAAGGCAAATTGAGTAGAGATATGTAGAGTATTTTCATGTTTTGCAGTAACTTTTCTTTATAGGCGGCCTACTAAGAGAAAGTTATAATAAAATTCGATTTTACTCTACTACTCTATATTTTGAAGGAGGTCAACAACATGGAAAGCTATGTCGAACGCTGGAAGCGAGAGAAAGTTCAATGTTCCAGCTTGTACGGTGAAATGAGGAAACCCGTGAAAAAATCAGGAAAGCGCAGAAAGGCACGGGAGGAAACCCAGGTGAGGGAGGAAACCCGTAGAGAGGAGGAAACCCAGGATGGCACGGACAGCAGGAGCGAAGGACACGAAACCCCGTAAGCCCAGGTCAGACGGGGCAAAGCCCGCCTATGAAAATTCGCCTATCATTCAGGGGCATAACCCTGATTTGCCCGCTGGGTACAACACCCGGCGTATTGCCTTTATGCAGGCTATTCTTCCTACGGAACCGCTTGACCATGATGACGTTGCAGAAATGGAACGGCGCTTCATACGTTATCTTGATTTATGCGCCCAGTGGGATATGAAGATAGGCAATCAAGCGGCCTATGCTGCTATCGGGATTAACAAAGATTTAGTCTATGAGTGGACTGTACGTAGACAAACGAACCCCGCCCGTACCGAATTTATTAAAAAAGTTCAGCAGTTTTGCGCTATGTATCGTGAAGGACTGATGGAGGACGGGAAGGTGAACCCGGTCACTGGTATCTTCTGGCAGAAGAACTATGATGGTATGCGTGACCAGCAGGAGGTTGTCTTGACTCCGAACGTCAGCCCCCTGGGAGAGCAGCAGGACACAGAAGCGCTTAAACAGAAATACCTTGAAAATACCTATGGTATTACTGGGGAAAGCGCAGAAGGGGCAGAAAGCACCTCGCTTGAACTTCCAGAGGGCGCAGAACGGCAGAAAGAAACCGCAGAAAGCGCAGAAGGGACGCAGAAAGGCGAATAAGAGCGCAAAAAAAAATAACCCGGCTGGGCTGGTAGCCTGACCGGGTTATTTCTTACCTGTGAAAGAGTCTTACAAGCCTGCGGCGGGGTTTCCAATACTCCACCATGTTTTTTAATTGTTCGTCTGTCTGCATGGGAATATTATAAAGCGTCATCCCGTCAGGGGTCATATAGTAGCCTTGACCATATCGGGGTAAAAGTTCGCAACCCTTCACACCTAAAATATTGCGGCTGTCTTGGGCGCTGCGTGTTCGCAATCCTACCCGGCTATCAAAATTAACTTTTATAGCGGTAGGAATAACACAAGCAAGGGGGCATTGTGTAGCGGCTATAATGTGGACGTTAGCCGCCCGGCCTATCTGTGCAAGCCTTTGTAAAAGCGGCTGCACGTGTCGGCGGTCGGTGGTCATCAAGTCCGCTAATTCGTCAATGATGACATAAACGGCAGCGCCGTTATATTTCCGTTGTCCCTGGGCTTGCATGGCTTTATAGCGGGTTTCTGTTATCTCCATCGCCTTTTCCAGCGCTTGCACCATTTCCCCCGGTTCACTGGCATATTTGATAGTATGGGGAAGCTGTTTATATTCCACCAATTCAACCCGTTTAGGGTCTATCAAGATAAATTGCACCCGTGCGGGGCTGTCATACAAGGCAGTATATACAAGGCCATTTATAACAACGCTTTTCCCGCTTCCTGTTGCGCCTGCTATTAGTAAATGGGGCTGGGATAGCATATCCTTATAAAGCGTGTAATATTCCCCGGTTGGCGTTGTGTACTTTTTCAAGCGGTTTTTCCCTCCCTTCTGTATATGCTCCACTCTGCATTTATGCGGGCTTGTGACCGTCTACGGCTGCATTAGAGCGCCCCGCCTGGGCTGGTTTCCTGGGCGGGGCTGTCGGGGCTTTACTGCCCTATATAACTATAATCATATTCTTCTACGGTTCCCAGGGTGGCGGCTGTCGGGGCTTTGCCTGTGAAGCGGTCAACCGTTCTAACAGGGATATAAAAAGCCGTATAGCGCCCGGTTTCGTTGTTTCGCAGGTTGTAAAAC